CCTTCGCCTCGGCCGCCAGCTCGGCCACGCCAGGCGCCGGGGTGTACCGGACGTCGAGCAACCGGTGCCGAGTCCCCAACAGCGCGTACAGGGCGCGCAGGTTGTGTTCGAGCCCTGCGGTGCCCTGGTGGACTCCGTCCGGGTCGACACCACGCACGCCGAGGGTGAGCCCGACCGTGGTCGCCTCGACATCCTCACCCACCATGGGGAGTTCGCCCGGCCGTCCGGGCACCGACACCGATGCGGCACGGACACCGGGGAGCGGTCGAACCTGTGTCGCGGCGAGGAGTTTCCAGCATCCGGCGGGGTGATCCAGCGGTACACCGTCCACCGTGTAAGTCGCCACTAGATCACCCCCAACGCCCCGGCGTACTGCAACGACCGGTTGACCGTGGTCGAGGTCGGTTCGGCCTGCGGGTAGTAGTTCGTCACGTGCACCGTCGGCCCACCCGCCGCGGTGCCGCGGGTACCAGTCGGCGAGACCGTGCCCGCGAGGTCGAACCCCGTCGGTGGGGTCAACGATGCCGCCAACCGTGGCGCGGGAATGACGACCTTCGGTATGGGCGGCATCGTGACCATGTCGAGCATGGCGCGGTTGACCTTGTCGCCCATCTTGTCGACGCCGATCACCATGCCGCGCCCGATGTTGACGCCGGCCTCGCGCGCCAGCCGGGACGGCGAGCCGATCCCGAAGAAGTCCAGCACACCATTCCAGGCCGCCTCGACCATCCCGACGAGCTTGTCCCAGATCGCGCCGGCCAGGGAGCCCAACCCGTTGAGCAAGCCCTGGACGATGTTCTTGCCGACATCCACCAGCCAGCTACCGGCATCGCGAAGCAGGTTGAGCAGCGCGCCGGGCAGGTCACGGAAGAACCCGAGCACCAGGGCGATACCGGCCTGAACCCCGCCCTTGATGGCCTCCCACGCCCCGGACAGGATGCCCTTGATTCCGTTCCACGCGCGGGACCAGTCGCCGGTGATGAGTCCCATCACGACATCGATCACGCCTTTGATGAACTTCATGGCGCCGTCGATGATCGGTTTGATGGCGTTCATGACGTTGGTGACCACGGACAGCAGCGTGTTAATGATCGGAATCGCCGCGTTGGCGATGACCTCGACAATGGGCAGCAGCGCCGGTACCAGGGTCGCGAACACGCCGGCCAACGACACGATGATCGGTACCAGGGCACCAATCAACGACGTGAGCGGCGGGAGCAGCTCCGACACGATCTGCAACACGATCGGCACCAGCGGCATGACGGCCTGCACCACTTGCATGAACGCAGCCGCCAACGGCGGCAACAGCGGCGCGAGCAGTTGCACCGCTTGCACCAGCACGCCCGCGACCATCGTCGCGACCTGCGCCAGGATCGGCAGCAACACCGGGAGCATCTGTTGGGCCAGCGTCGCGAACTGGGCGACGACCGGCACCAACGCCTGCACCAGGACGAGCAGAGCGGGCGCGATGGCCCGAATAGCGCCGGACAGGGCGCCGCCGAGCAGCGTCGCGATGTGCTGCACCACCGGAGACAGGGCGACGATGATCGGCGCCACGGCCTGAATCGCGGACGCGAGCACACGGGCGAACTGCTGCGCCACGGTGCCAATCACCGGGGCCAGGGCGGCGAGCGCTTGCCCGAGTGGTGCGACCGCCGGTGCCAGCGTGCGGAATGCGTCGCCGATCATGGGGCCGAGTTCGGCGATTGCTGGGGCGATCGAATCGCCGATCGCGGCGGCGATCTCGGCGAGCACGGGCACCAGGCCCGCACCCACGGCGGCGATCCCCCCGAAAATCTGCTGAAGGATGCGGATGCCCTCGGCCGAGCGCAGGAACTCACGCGCCGCGCCGGTCGCCTCGACCAGCACCGACAGCGTCGACACCCCGGACGCCGACGCGGCCGAGAAGACTGCGGCGATGATGCCGGCGACGTTGCCCAGCACCGCGCCAAGATCACTGATCGCGGACAACCCTGCGGTGATCCACTCTCGAAGCTGCCCTGTCTCCCGTGCGGTCGCGATGAAATCGGCGAACCGGTAGGACGCGCCAGCCGCGCCGCGGGTCAGCTCGGCGAGCACCTCGGCGCCGACCGTGCCAATGTCGCGGAACGCGGACAGCAGCGGCCGGACCGCGCCGCCGAGGTTGGCCACGGTGAGCGAGGTCGAGTCGAAAATGGACTCGACATCGCGCATGGTCTGCGCCTCGCGCAGAAACCCCGCCGCACCCGCCGCCGCGACATGGAACGAGCCGGCAACATCGACCATGCCCGCTTGCAGCATCGGCAGATACGTCGAACCCAACTCGCGGACCACGTCACCCACGCCGGTGAACAGCTCCTGCTGAACCGCGCCAGCCAACTCATCCCACGCCGGTTTCAACTTCTGCACGGCGAGGGCGGTGTCGCGGGCAGCCGGCGCCAGATCGGCAATCGCCTCGGCGAACGCCGCCGGGTCGTCCATCGCGGCGAGCGCGTCGCCGAACCCCTCGACCCCGACCTGCAACACGGCGAGCGCGGTCTTGCCGGCCAGCGCCGCACCGGGCAGCAGCAACAACGCACCCGACGCGGTGACCAACCCGCCACCAAGCACCGACAGGGCTCCACCCACGAAGCTGGCGCCCGCAGCCAACGCACCGAATTTGAGTGCGGTCGCGCCGACCGTCGCGCCGAGCGCGGCCGACTGGGCACCGAGCCGCAGCGTGTGACGGCCGGTCGCCTGCAACCCCCGGCCCGCAGCGAACAGACCCGCGGTGAAGTGCTTCGAGTCCAGGCGCAGGTACCCGACCAGCTCGCCGACCGTCAGGGCCACGGGGCACACCCCCCGCGGCACGCGCGTCATCGATCAGTTGCGTCGATCAGTGCCGTGGTCGGCGGGTGTCGGGTGGCGCGAGCGCTCTCGCTAGTCGGGACTCACACGAGAGCAACCCGACGATGCGAACACGCAGCCAGCGCCACGACCGAACGCGCAAAATCCCCGACTCGACGTCGACCCCGTACACCTGGTGCAGGTCGGCCTCGATCAGTTGCCAGCGGTCGAGGATTTCCGCCCACGTGGGGCCTTCGCCGGTGCCTTCGCCGTAGCTTTGGTTGTGGCCTTGCGGGTGCGGGTCGTACCACTCGCGGATGCCGGTCGCCGGGTCGATCGGGCCGCCATTCGTCGCGTCTCCCGATTCCCGGCCAACGCTTCCGGGTCGCCGGCCGCGTTCCAATACGCCTTAGCCGCCTCGCGGGACACGGCGGTGTCAAGCCAGGCGGTGACCCCGGCGACCTTGAGCATGGGCCACGGCACCCGATCGGCGAGCATCTCGGCATAGGCGGTGCCGAGCGCGTCGCGGTACAGGTCGACCTCTTCGTCGTCGTCGAGCGCGACCTCGTCGAGCGGTTCGCCGCTCTCCGCGGCCTTGGCTGCCTGCGCCGCGACCTCGGCGAGACGCTGCAACCGCAACCCCGTCTCGGCGTCGACAGGCGGAACACGGTAGGTCTTTCCCTTGTACGGCAACGACAACCCGGCGTCGAGCACTTCGGACAGATCACGAAACGCCATCACGCACCAGCTTTCGCGGTCTCGGCGCGTCGCGCGATGGCGCCGGTTTGGTTGGCGGGGTTGGGAATCTCGACCGGTGCGCCCTGCCCGTTCAGCGTGAAGTTGAACGGCTCAAGATCGGTGGTGCTGCCACCCTTGGTGAACCCGGACACGGTCGCGGCGCCTTCGTAGGCGTCGGGTGAGCCGTCGCGTCGATACCAGCGAACCCGGATGTTGGCGGCGAACCCGACGATGCGCCCGGCCTTGCGGATGGCTTCCTGTCCGGGGTCGGGGGTGAACGCGGCGGCGTCGGTGCGTTTGCGGCGGCCCTCGGCCTCGACCGACCACGTCCGTTGCGTGACCACAGTGGAGCCCCACCCGTCATCCTCGAACGCGGCGTCGTCTTCGGTGTTGTCGTCGGTGGTCTCGGTGAACGAGGTCAACCCGTTGACCCGTGTCCACTGGGGATCGGTGGCGTCGGGTGCGCGGGTGTCGACGTCGAGCGCCCAATCTTTCGCGAGAAGGGAACGGAGAGTCACAGATCTACCTCCATGAGTTTGTCGTGCCCGCGCAGTTATGGTGACGTGGAGACCGGAATGAGCGGTGGGTTGCACTGGCAGTAACGGCACGCGAGACGAGCGTGGTCGCAACCCCACATTTACTGTGCGTCACGTAGTATGTTGCGATGACTTGGCTCATCCAGTACATCCGCCTCACTGGCGACGCCCGCGCGCAAGTGGCAGAAGAATCGGCGTGGACTCCAGCGATATTAGTTGCGATTTGTGCGCTTACGTTTACTGTTATATCGTTCTGGTGGATCAACGCGCGCCGAGGAAGATTGCGATCTTTTGAGCCTCATACATTTGCGGGCGTATTTGATGGGCCTGCCGTGTTCCTTATTCAGTTTCCACTCGTGATACACAACACTGGCCCGGTTCCTATTGTCGTGCAGAATCTCAGGCTTCGATTTCCTGGTGAAGGATTGCCTCTACCCTTACCATGGCGGACCTCTCGATCCCAACTAGCTCCACCGTCAGGCGACGACTGGCGGTTTCCTGCTGTCTTTGCGGTGCCTGGCCGCGCTGCCGAGACACACTTTGTCGAGTTCGGTGGACCTTTCCCGGGGCTTAATATTTCTGCCCGGGACTACCGTGTTGTAATCGAGGTTAAGTTGGCCCACAGGCGGCGATGGAAAACTCTTGCAGACTTCACACTGAGGCTCGGACACATGGTGGAGCCAGACAGGTACATTGCTTACAGCAATGCGCCTCATGATTTGACAAAAGAAGACCTAGCCAACGCTCAAGCCAGACTGCTTCGCGTTTTGGAAAAGACGCGGAGTGCGACGCCGCAACAAACCAGAGAACCGGACTAATCAACCGGTCCGATCCGACTACCCGATCGGATGTTAGATGCGGTGCCGAGTCGGCCTGTGTGCAATGAGCCGGTAAGTATCTGTGTGTTCATAGCGGCTGGACTGGTCGCGGCCCATCGGAAGCGAGGCGGTGCGCTCAGCGAGATGCACCAGAGCGCCGGCAAGATCGAGGTGTGTCGCGCCGTGCAAGTGCTCGAACACGGCGTCGACCAAGTCGAGCGCCTCGCGCGGATCGGGTCCGGCGCTGCGCACCCGGACTTGCAGCCCGAGCACGCTGTCGGCCTGGTCGACGTCATCGGACAGCGGATAGGGAGTGAGCACCACGACCCGCGGCGGGCTCGCCGGTACGGTGCCGATGACGATGCCGGTCTCGTCGTCGCGGTAGACGCCGGTCGGCCGGTAGACGGCGATGCCGGCGGCGGCGAGGTACTCGGCGAGCCCGTGCGCGAGCGTGGCTGTCCAGCTCATGACCCGAGCGCCTTGCGGATCTGCGCTTGAATGAGCCGGGCGACGGTGTCGCGTTCGGACGCCAAGGCGCTTTCGAGGTACTTCGGCCCGCCGGTGCGGTGCTGCCAGGTCAGTTCCTCATGCTGGCGCGCGGCATACGGGGTGTCGTAGGAGACGGCGGCGGTCAGCGACTCGGGGTCGTGGCTCGCCGTTGCGCTGTTGCGTAGCGCCGCCGTATCGAGCGGTGCCCGGTCGACCGACACCCCGCGTACGTGCTCGGCGCCCAAGCCGAGCCCACGCGCGGCACCGCGGCGCGCGGCGTCGTCGACCCGGTTGCCGTTCCACTCGGTTTCGACACGGATGCCGCCGTTTCCGCGGATCTCGAACGCCATGCCGCACACCTCCGTTTCTGGTTAGGTAAGGGTGATTTCCAGGTGTGACCAGCTTGACGGGTGGTCGAACAGGTTCGTGGTGATTACCCGTGCGGTCCGCTCGTGCGGGGTGCCGTGCCAGACGGTGACCTGTGAGCCGATCGGGATGTGCTCACGCGGGCGGGTGCGCACGGTGGTCTCGCTGATCACTTCCTCACCGGTCGCCGTGCGGACCAGCCGGCGCCGGTCCTCGACGAACGTGCGCCGGACGATGACGGGGTCGCCGAACACGTCGCCGTACGGGCCGGTGCCGAGGTAGGGGCGCACGGTGATCGTGTGCGGGAGCAGCACCGCGGGTATCCGCACGGGGATCACCCCCGATCACCTGCTAGCGCGTTAGCGTCCGTATGGCTGGCGGTCGGGGGCGAGTGGCGCGTGGGCGAGTAGGCCGGCGGTGGCG